CAGCGTCGCCCACCAAGGCGTGACATCCTTCACGCCCGTCACCTCGCGGTGAATGACACTGACGCTCGCCTGTATTGCCTCGGCGTTCGCGTCGATCAAAGGGGCCGCATCCGACACGTTGTCGGGCGTGAGGTCGCCAGCCAGGCGGCGGATCTCCCCAGCCCGAGCGTGGATCTCCGAGGCCGACATGCTGATCGCCCGGGCCGACGAGCACGCAGACAGTGCCAACAGGATCAGGAACATCAGCACCCTCACCGTCGGGCCTCCAGCCGGTCCAGCCGCACAGCGACGGCGCTGAGTGCTTCGGTGTGCTTCTGATCGTTTGCGGCACCCAGCACCTGGGCCTTCACCAGGTCCTGGGCGATTGACCGAAGCTCGCTGATATCGCGGTCCTGCCGCTCTAGGATGGCGTCCTTGCGGCCCAGCGTGACGAACACACCAGCCACCCCGACCACCAGCACGAAGAGCTGCATGATGCTGATGGCAAACGCCAGCTGCGGGTGGGTTTGATGTCGTGGTCCAATCGGTGTCATTCGCCACACTCCCCGTCGATCGCGTTTGGGCAAGAGAAGAAGAAGAGCGGCTGCCCGTTGTCGCGGCCCAGCGCATACATGAGCACCACCGTGTCATTGGCAATCGGTTTGATCGTGAACCCGGCCGGGATGTTTGCGATGGTGATGCCGGGCCCGAGCACGGTGGGGGACCCGGCCATGATCTGCGGACCTTCGCATCCGTTGAACGCACGACCGAGCGTGCTGCTGCTCAGGCTGCTCTTTCGGCGGAATGTCTTGGAGTTCTGATAGGCCCCCGAACCGTTGAGGAAGGTCTCCTCCCAGTCGTACAGCCATGCGATGGGCGTGCTGGCCACGCCGCCCACCGTCGCGGTCTTTCCACTGATCGCGTGCGAGCCCGTGATGCGTGCCATGATCAGGACAGGCACCACGGTCGAGCGGACGTTGCCGGCCCGGCGTTCCTCGTTGTACGAGTTGACAGCATCCGCAATGGTGCGCACCTGAATCGGCGACCACGGCCCGATGGGCTTCTTGGTGGCACCGTTGACCCTCATGTCACGATGCCCAGGCTGCTGAAGGCGGACGTGCTGGGGAAGGGCTGGCGGACATAGACGCACAGCGCGTAGCCCTGGTCGGCGCTCGTGGGCGTGCCCGTGCACGTATCGGTCTTGGCACCGAGGATCACGGCCTGGGTGTGCGGGCTCTTCTGCGCAACTTGCCGCAGGTGGAAATCCGCGTCGTACGCGAACGAGTAGGCGATCTCGTAGGTCCCCACGCCGACGCGGCTGATGGCGCAGCCGGTGAAGAGCAGAGTGCGAGCGGCGAACGTGAACGGACCGATGGCAAAGTTGGCGCTGTTTCGCGTGTTGACCTGGCTTAGCGGTGGGGTGGGGCGACCGATCACCACGTTTCGCACGGTTACCCGAGCGATGTTCACGAAGGTCGTGATGGGCTCGCCGCCGCTGTCCACCTTGGTGCCCGCGATGTCCACGTCCGTCGGGTTGTCGATGTTTCCGCCTGTCGGCAACGTCGCACCCGTCCGCCATATGTCAACGGCCTCGCCGCTCAGCTGGTACTCGATCGCCGTGAATCCGTCCTGCCCCTCGTTCTTTTGATCGGCTGGCGTGCCGACGGTAATGCCCGATCCGACGCCAGAGTCGAACCCGACCACCGCTTCCCACACGTAGCCGCCCTCATCCACCTGCCGCAAGTCAACGGACACCTGCCGCAGACGCGTACTCCAGTATGTGCCCAGGTCAGTGAGCGCGCCGCTGCTTCCGCCAAACTCTGTAGGACCCAGCTTGTTTGCAACGGCTGACGTGCCCCAGATTTGGCTGCTATCAATGCGGGCCCCCGCGTCGTCGGTAATGACGTACGCGGAGGTGCCCGACCACTTGCCGCGATCGAACCCGATGCTGACGCCCGAAGGCTTCTGATTGATCACGATGGCCATTACGGTGCCCCTCCGGCGTTTGGCTGGGTGTTCTTCTCGATCTGTGCCAGGTAGTTCTTCATCGCCTCCTGGGTCGGCACCAGCCGGGCCAGGCTGTTGTCGGTCATGCCTGCGACCTTCACGCCGCCGATGGCGGTGCTGAGGCTTTCCACGTTGCTGAACTCCATGGCACGCGTGGCGGCGGCTTGGGCTTCGGCTTGGGCACGCTTCTGAGCCTCTTCAGCAGCCCTGGCATCCTCGGCGGCTCGCTCCGCAGCAATATCCCTGGCGATCTCGGCGTCACGGATCGCTTTCTCCCGCTGCTCCTTCTCTTCCCGAGCGACCTGCACCCGGCGGTACGCAGCCCGTAACTGGTCTTCCTGCTCGGCGGTGAGTTTCTTCTCCAGCACCATGCGGTTGATGCGGTTGAAAAGCACCTCTTCCTCGCCGCCTTTGATGAAGAGCAGTGCCTCTTTCTGCTGCTGCATCATCTGCTCGAACATCGCTTCGTTCTGCTCTCGCTCGCGGGCGATCTTCAGGCGATCCGCTTCGATCTGCTTGATCTTCTCTTGAGCGGCGGCCTGTTCCTTGAGGTTTTGCAGCCGGCCAGCCTCGCGTAGTGCCGCGTTACGCTCATCCGCTGAGCGCTGGGCGTTAGCCTCATCCTGAACCCCGCCAAGGTTGAGGGCCATGCCGATGCCCTCGCCAAACTTGTAAACGTCGCCCAGCAGGGGGAGTTTCTTGATAAGGCCGTCTACGCTGATGTTGGCTTTCTCGAACGCGTCGGCCAAGCCCGTGACGTTGCGGTAGTCCAAGTTGGTCAGCTGCTCGCCGACGTCGCCCAGCACGCGAGCCACGCTGACGACGCTCACTGCACCCATTGCAGCGGCTTTGAACGAGTTGGCGTATTTCTGAGAGGCTTTGCTCAGTTCCTTGGACAGCCGAGAGCCCATCGACTGGGCCTTGCCAACCACCTTGTCCGCCGAAGCCATGTACTCGGCGGTCTCCAGCACCATCTTGGCCTTGATGTTTCCGACCGTCGCCATCAGCGGGCCCCCTTCGCCTTGTTCAACGCGACGCGCAGGGCGTCAAGGGCGGCGTCCGGGTTGGTCCGCGGCCGCTCGTAGTAGGGCATGAAGTCCTGAGGCTTGAACGCCGGACCCTTGGCCCGGTGGCAGTTGGCCATCGTGGCGGCGACCACCCCAGCCCGCAGGTCATCACGCTGCGGTCCGACCGGGCCGTCGATCGCCTCGTACGCCATCCATTCGCTGAGTTCACGACTGCTCATGCTCGCCTCCAGCTCTGCCACCGTCCGCCCCAACGCCAGCGCCAGCCGAAACAGGAACTGCCTCAGCGGGCGCTCTCGGAGTTTCCCTCGAGCTCCTCCTGGTCCTTCGCACCCAGTCCGCTCAGGCGGCTCGCCACGTCGTAGAGGCGGTCCACGATCTGCGCCGGCAGCTCGCCGATCGCCTCGATGTCGCCGCTGGTGAAGACGGGCTTGCCGTCCGCGTAGACGCACAGGGCGACGAGGGAAGCCCGGACGTTCCGGACGGTCTTGCCGCGGGCCGACACGATCCGCTGCTCCCACTCGTCACGCCCGGCGGCGGTGAGGCCGCGGATCTCGACCTCACCGACGCCAGGCACCGTGACCATCTCCGAAGGGACGGTCGCCCGAAGGCCCAACAGGCTCGCCTTGAGGTCGCTCATTACGCCACGTCCGCAATGGCCACGGAGCCATTGAGCTTGATCGTCATGCTGGCCGTGACGGCGCTGTCAAGCCCGCCGCGAATGCTGAACTGCTGCACGTAGCCGGCGCACTGGATCGTGCTGCCCTTGTTGTTGGTGGCCTCGCCGAACTCCAGCAGGAAAGACCGGCACGTGCTTGCGCCCGTGAGGCTGGCGTCGAGATCGTCGATCAGGGTCTGCTGGTTCGCGCCGCTGTCCGTGTCGAGGTTGACCTCAAGGGACAGGCTGCCCGAATCAACCAGGCCGCCGACGAACTTGCGGAAGCGATCGGTCAGCGTAGTCACGTCAATCATGGTCAGGCTGATGCCGTCCACGTTGAGGCTGGTGACGTTTCCGACGGTGTTGGTGGGGGTGCCGGTGTAGGTGCAGCCCGTACCGGCGCTGCCGTACTTCAGGGTCGTGCCCCATGATGCGATTGCTGGCATGTGTGATGCTCCTTATGGACTTGGCGGGTTTGGATTCACGCCGCCCTGATAGATGGTCGAAGGTGAAACGGCGGCGCTGCGGTAGTACGCATCGACGCCCACGCTGGTGATGTGGTAGCCGCCTTCGTCGCCCTCGGCTCCCACGTCGTACGTTGTGCTCTCGCGGGCTACGCGGATCTCCATGACCGTCGTGCCGCGGCTGGTGCCCTTTGCTCCGTGCACGCCAACCCGCACGGCTTCCGCCAGGGCCAGCGATCCCTTGGCCGTGGTGGCCAGGCAGTCGATGTCAACCTGCAGGCGACGCAGTTGGTCGGTGCGGTCGAGCGCGGGGCTTACGTCCGTGTTGTCGTTGTACTGCAGCACGATGCACGGGTAACCCGTGATGTCGCGGTACGAAACGAAGATCCGGGCCACGTTGGGGGCCCCGACCAGATTGGTGACGCCGGCCGTTGACAGCAGGGCGTCACGCACGACTGCGGCAATTACGGCGCTCACTGCTTCACCCCCGCAGCGGCGGCCGCCTTCTGAATCGCCTTCTGCATCTCACCCGGCAGCAGCTGATCCAGTTGGGCTTGGGCGGACGCCGCGAACCGCTTGAGCGTGTTCACGCCATCCATCCAGCCGCGGTACTGGTTGCTCGTCGTGTACTTGTCCTTGGGCCCCTTCGTTCTCTGAATGGTCTGCGTGTTCCTGCGTCCCTTTTCCATCAGGTGCACCGCGTTGCCGCTGATCTTCAGTCGAAGCATCACGCCGCTGGATCTGCGCAGCCCGCGGACCACAAAGCCGTACTTCAGCAGGTTCCGCAAGGTCTTCATGCGGCTGTACCGCACGGGGAGACCGCGCTTGGCGCTCTTGTTCCACCAGCGATGTTGCAAAGCCCGCTCCATGCTTTCGTTGTCGTGCTTGCCGGTGCGGCTGTGGTACTGCTGCTGCACTTCGGAGGCGTACGGTGCGCCGATCGTGCGCAGCACCTTCTTGAGCACCCGATGGGTCTCGTCGCGGGTCAAGGTCTCCATGGCCTTGCGGAACTCTGTCAGGCCCTCAACTCTGCTCATGTGACCACCTGCCTGCACGCCAAGTCCAGGTATTGCCGCCGCTCCTGCCAGTTGACCGCCGTGACCACTTCCCACGTCGCCGTGGCCATGCCTTGCTCACTGGCGACAGTCCGCAACTGCGTGCGATGGTTGATATCGGGATGCCAGCGGCATCGAATGCGGTGGGTCACCACCTGGTTCAGCTGGCGGTGGTTCATGCGCTCATCGGCTGTGGCCTCGTTGATCGCAGCGAACACGATGGCCCCGCCAACGGTCTTGGTGCTGTTGACCTGCCCGAACTCGTCCGTAGCCTCGGTCGGGTTGAAGATCTGCAGCGGCGTCCGCATGTAGCCGGGGTTCATGCTCATACGTAGTCCCCGCTGTGGTACTGCACAATCAGACGCTGCACAGTCATCGGGATCTCGTTGACGATGTTGCCGATGTTGACGCTAGTACGGTTGTCGTAGAGGTGGGCCGTCTGCAGCATCACGGCCTGCTTGAGCAGCTGGGGCACGCTGGCCGCTGATGCTGCGTAGCCCGCGATGAAGGTGACCGTCACGTCCATGCCGCCCGTGCCCTGCGTCGAGGGCCATGAGGCAGTGCTCTTGAGCTGCACGCGTCCAATGCCGTTCACCGAGTAGGCGACGTAATCGGATGCGGAGAGGGTCTGCGAAGCGCCCGCTGTGTCGATGTAGGTGACGCTGGTGACGCTCTGCAGGGGCGAGCGGGGGAGGATGATCTCGCCGCTGGACGGGAACGTTTCCAGCTGGTACTGGAAGGTGCGATTGATGAACGCCCGCCGCGTTTCCCGCTCAATCGCGTCGGTGGCCGCGAGCACCAGGCTGGTGAGGTAGGCGTCGTCCTGGGTGTGATAGACGCGGCAATGCGTCTTGGCCTCGCTCACGCTGACCACGGTGGTCGCTGCGCCATTGTCGGAGAGGTTGGTCTTCATGCCCAGGTCCTCACGGGCTGCCCCGGTTCAGGATTCAGGATCGGCA